GTATTTAGCAGGTCGGTAATGTCATCGGCCAATGCACCACCAACCCCAACCACTGCGGCTTGCCAAACGGATTTGAGTCGTGTCCAAGCATCGGCTAGTTCGGCAGCTTTCTTTGCGTCTTCGGTGGTGACAAGACCTTTGACCTCGGCCCGCAACTTCCGAATCTCATCGCCGCCCGCTTTGAGCAATGGCATCATCTGTTGACCCGCTCGACCAAATACGGCAAACGCTACCGCTGCCTGTTCGCCGGGGTCTTTGATGTTCTTAAAACTATCGGCGATGCGTTCGAGTTGTTGGTCTGGCGTAAGTGCTGCGAGTTCTTGCGCCGACACACCCAGTAACTGAAACGCTCGTTGGAGTTCGGCCGGTGCTTTGGCTCCTTTGCTTTTCAATAAATCCACATTGCGGGTTAAGCGAAATAACCCTTTTTCCATCGTGTCAAGATTTGTTCCACTGATTTCCGCAGCATGTCCCAATTCGGACAACGCTTCGACTGATGCGCCAGTACGAAGTGCCATCTTGTCGAGTTTGTCCCCGACCTTCGCAAACATCACGACGGCGGGAATGAAGGCGGCGGCAGCAGCTGAACCGAGTGCAAAGACTTTGGAGCCGATGGCGGTAATCGACGCCCCGAACGCCTTTAACTTCTTGGATGCGGCCGTTAGACCTTGCTGAATGTTGTTCTTTAAGCTGAGTTCGACGAAGGCTTTTCCAGCCCTCACTCCAGATGCACTTCCTGCCATACAGGTATGTATGGACGTGCGTTTAGAAGTTAATCAACCAACTAATTTGATTAGCTTAGAATCGCAATTCATTTTCTTGCGGTGTCACCCAAAAGAGTGTAGGCTATCCGAAGGCGAACACGTTTTCTTGAATCCAGCTGGCATCGGCGAAAGCCCTTGCCGGCTTTTTTTGTCTTCTAATCGGGAAAGGAGAGCGACCATGCGAATGACGAACGCTCCATAGTCGGTCGAGCGACAAGCGATGCGGCACCGCAGGTTGTGCCGGGACACTCAGCAAAAGACAGGAGTAAGACCATGCGATTGTGCATGATCCGTGGGCCGTAATGCAAACTCAAAAGGTTGGCGTGGAATTATACAAGGGGCGGGTCTACTGGCCGAAAGGCTTGGTGGCCCGCCCCTATCTTTTTGGCCGCTACTTGATGGAGTTTCGCCAGATGTTCGGCAGCTCGCCACGCACTTGTTCTTCCGCTGGTCCCATGAAGGGAAACGCTCGGTACTTTACCCGTATCGTTTTCGATGGTCCTCTTGTGCCATCGTTGCGGCGGGGCTGACGTAGAAAGATGGAGTGCATTCCGCCATATTCCAGCACATCCGCCCCAGGATTCTTTCCGAAACTGAGAGGGCCAGCTACAACGGATTCCCTGCCTGGATCAAACGCAAAGAAAATGAGCTTCTTGAGTGAGCCTTGGTGCGATGATGGTGGTTGTCCTGGTGCGGATGACTTCTTGCGCTTGCGAATGGATGACTTGGCCGCAGTCCGAACGTAGGCTCCCCACTTCGATAGAGCTTTTCGGGTGCCCTTATCGACGGCTTGCTTGACGGCAGGCCGGTCGAAGAAATACTTGAAATTGATTTTGACGGGACTAGCCACAGAACTTCTCCCAAACGCCTTTTAGATCTTTCACGTCGATAGGTATTCCTTCCTTCACAGCTTTGCGGTAAGGGTTGCGGATGGGTTTGTCCTTCGCACCACGCCACATATTCTGAAGAGCGACCGTATGGTCCCATGCACCAGCAGCCATGCGGATTAACTCGCCGAAGGTGTACGGCCCCGGCTCGACGCCTGCTTGGCCGGCGACTTCGTGGATGGCGTCCCAAGCACTGCCTTGGCGATTTGTTCTGGCGTTAGCTTCGCTATCTTGCTGTTCAGCCCCAGATTGATCTGTTTCTCCGCAGCCCTCCCAATCGTCAGCAGCTTCTTCATCTGCTCCCGACGCTCGTGGGGAAAAAAATCGGTTAGTTCCTCCATCATGGCGTCAGCGGCGTGTTCGATAGAGTCGCCTACCAGCGCTTCTCCAAATTGGATGTCTGAAACCTTGCGTTCTTCGCACTGTTTACGACAGATGACGTAGAGCACATCGACGAGTAAGACGGGGTCTTTAGAAAGTTGGTACAGCGTATCCGTGATGTCACCACCGATTAAATCAAAGCCCTTGCCATCGACTGAAACTGAATTGCGAATTGCTTTCAGTTCATTCACCGTGATGGAGATATTCCAACTGCGTCCTTCGGCGTCTTTGAAGCTGTGCATTAGCTGGCCTCAGTCTCGATCCACTGCGGATAACTGCCGGGCACAAGCGACACGTTCGCCATCAATATGTTCGCAAGGTTTTCTTCTCGATCGAACTTGGCCACTTCCCAGTTTGCGGCTGGTCCTTGCGCTCCGACCACGAACTTGCTCTGATCCAGAATGACGGCAGGCAAGAGTGTGTCGTTAATGAATGCGTCACGAACAGCGGTGAATAGTGCTTCGTTTCCAAGCCACTTGATATTGAAATCCACGGTCACGCCTTTCAACACACCGGCGTTTGTTTTCCAGCCGTTATCTCCACGAACGGTGATGTCTTCCATGTCTTTTTCCAGCGCCACCGACAGGTCTTTAATGTTTCCTGCTTCTGTCATTGCCGGAAGTACGGCCACAACCGTATTGCTGGTGCCATCAATCTGGACGGCTCCGAAGTAGAACTTTGCCTTTCGGCCCAATAAAAATGTTGGCATTCGCCTCCTTGGTTTATTTCATGTAGGTCAGCGCTATGACGCTGATGAAAACTCTATGGGTATCTATTAGTTGAGGATCGTAAATTGGGTCGCACGCAGCGGAAATAAGTTGAGCGTCGGGATAACTGCTCAACTCGGCGGTCTGCATGAACTCGACTATCTCGATTGCCAAAGCGACTAAGTCGTCAGCCGTATCGTCGTCAGCAATCTTCTGCTGTAGTCCGATCTGCACCGTGATAGTGTTTTCGATGTCACTACGGGTGGCGTCCTCTCGTGTCCAGCCAGATGGAAGGACGGAAACTTTCAGCGTGGCCAAGTCTTCCAGTTTCGACACCGGCGCATAACGACGTACTGCCGTGAAAGTCAGCGAGAAAGAATGGTCGTTTAATTCAGCGACAACAGCATCGCAGATTTCAGTTATCACTTGCCTCCCTTAAACGCCGTCGAGAAGGCAGACGAAAACGGGCCAACAACTTCAGTAACTACACCGATGTACTTCGTGTGGACCCGATAAATCTGCCCAGCCGTATCGCTCCACCGCCAAACATCGTCGCCGCCATCGGGCCGCAATACTTCGTAGCGATTGCTCCCCTCGATAATTACGTCGCCTTTGCGGGGCTGATCTAAGTCCAGGTCGGCGGCTGCGAAGATGTAATCTCGACTACGATACTCCGTAAGTAGGTTGGAAATATCAGCGACCTGAAACGTGGTCTGACCCGGTATCGCCGTTAGTTCGGTAGTGTCGTCGCCACGCTGATAAGTTATCTCGACGCCAGCGAGCGAACGAAGCGACTGATGAGCTTGAGTTATCGTGCTGGCAAAACTCATTCTGTTTCCTCGGACTTCATTAGCCGCTCGCCATACTGAGACCATATCCAGCGAACAAACTGAGACAGATTCATGCCACGTTGCTTGGCAGCAAACTGCATTTCTGAATGGTCTTCTGGATCGAGACTCAAACTGATGACTTTCTTTTCCATGCCTTATGTATGATCGGCGCAAAAAATAACCCTCGTGGGATTAGCACGAGGGTTATCACTTTTACCACTTCATTCTTAAGACGCCGTGACTACCGATTCATCATTGCTCAAAGCATCCGATACGATGATCGGAATCCCCTCGATATCCGTTGGCCGTGGAGCGGGAACTCCAGTGGCATTGGTGGCAGTTCTGGAATCTCGCAATTGGTTCTGACCTCGTCTGTTCATCACGATGTAATTTGGCTGACGACTCGACGGAAACACCGCCAAGCCCTGATAAAGCACATCGTCGGTCACGGTATGTCCAGAAGCGGCGAAGTTAGCCATACGCACAACGCTGTACGTTCCACCAAATTGCACACCCATCCAACCAAGGATGCTGGTGTAAAAACCAGTGTAATGCTTTGGCGGATCGTCAGTCGTATCCAATCGTTGCTCGATGCTTTCACCGATTTCGATATTCCCATCGTTATCCATAACGACTTGTACATCCGTGCCATCGTCATTCGTGCGAATGAAATAGACGCTGCTCAAAGCAGTCGAGCCACCCGCATTTAGGC